ACAAGGGCATGGTCGTCGAGAGCATGGACGGCGGCACGGTTCGCTATTTCAAATCAAACAGCGGCGGAAAGATTGAAACACTCGTCAACAATCGACCCGGCAACCCGTTCTTAGACTTCCACGATAGGCTTCTCAAATCCGCGTATGCTGGCTTGAACTGGCCGTATGCTTTCTACAACGGCCACGGAGTCGGCGGAGGCACGGCCCAGCGCACGGAGATTGCGATGGCGCAACGAGCAATTGAAGATCGACAGGATCTTCTTTTCTATGCAGCTCGTCGCATCGTGTCCTACGCGGTCGCGAAAGCGCAAAAACGTGGCGACCTGCCGCAGTCTGCAGACTGGTATAAATGGGAGTTCTCAACACCGCCAAAACTAACGATCGACGACGGCCGCGTGATGAAGGAACTCGAGTCGGCATACAAGCTAGGCTTTAAGTCTGCCGGAGACATCACAGCAGCGATGGGCAAAAAATACAGCGACGTTGTAAGAGCAAAGGCAGAAGAAGCTGCATTAAGGCAGATTATCGTCAAGGAGATCGAGCAGAAATACGGAGTCAAAATTGATTCTCGTGATATTGCTATGATGAATCCTAATGATCAACCAGATGCTTCGAGAGCAGATAATATGGATGATGAAGATCAAAACGACGATCAATCAATGGATGAAAGACTTCAATTTGAAAACTTGAAAGCTAAGTTTGACGCCTACGGCGTAGCTGTTCGAGCTGGTGCAATCACTCCATCCGAGCTTGATGAAATCGAGTTCAGAAAATCAGCCAATCTTCCAGCCATGTCACCATCCGTCAAAGGCGCATGGAAAGAAGACAAAGGATTCCGCAGACCAATCACATTGGTTCAAGCCGCGAAAAACGCAATTGGATTTGGATCACCAAGTCCTGAAGATCCAACCGAACAATAATTCAGACAACCCAAACAAAAACGGAAATGATCCAAATCAACAACAAAATCGGCAAGGTCAAGCTGAACGATGCAGTCACGCCTTGGAGCGCGGATGACTTGATCGGAGAGATTGAGAAGCAATACGGCAACCAGGCAGTTGTGGAAAACCTGACAATCGGAGGCTTCCAATGCTCGTCAGATAACGCACTTGAAACGCTTGAGATCGAAATAAACTCCCCGGGCGGCAGCGTCCTTGATGGCTACCGCGTCTACAACTCCCTCATGCAGATGAGAAGCCGTGGAGTCGAGGTGATCGCCACCGTGAACACGCTGGCAGCATCGATGGGCAGCGTCATCCTGATGGCAGCGAACAAGGTCAAGATCGTTGAAGGCGGTCGGATCATGATTCACGAAGCATCGCAGACCGTATCTGGCGACAGCGAAGATCACGCACGAGCAGCAAAGAATCTTGAAGAAATCTCAGAGGAGATCTCGATCATCTATGCCAACCGGACCGGTGCAGATCCCGAGGAAATGCGCGATCTGATGAAGAAGGAAACTTGGATGGGCGCCAAGGAATCGGTGGATAGAAAGTTCGCCGATGAGATCGTGAAATTTGACACCGGCGCAAAGAACAATATGAGCATCCTCGCAAAATTATTCCCAAACAACGATCAAGTGGAACAGATCGAAGCCGCAATTCAGGAAGCCGACTCGATCCGTGCCGAACTCAAATCAGCACAAGATCAAATCTCTGAGCTTCAAGCATCCATCCAAGATCACGCGATCGTCTCAAGCAATCTGATCGAGGCACAAGCTAAGATCACCGCGATCGAATCATTGGTCGAAGGTAAGGATCTGGAGATCGCAAACCTGAAAGCAGAAATTCAATCGGTCGACGAGAAGGCAGCCATCAAAGCAGCTGAACTCCTCGCACAAAACGGACATCCTCAAGCCGTCAATCTCAATGATGAAGCTGGCGAGTCCATCAAATCAATGTCTCTTGAAGCATTCAATGCAATGACACCGCATAAACGCATGTCGTTCATCAAAGAAGGCGGAAAGATCAAGTAATCAATCTCAATCTCTAATCAAATAACAATATGCCTAACACCCTTACAAACCTAGTATCCGACGCCTACGCGGCGTTGGATGTCGTATCTCGCGAACTCGTGGGATTCATTCCATCCGTAACTCGTGACGCTTCTGTCGATCGTGTTGCAGTTGGTCAAAATGTTCGTTCTTTCAAAACCGCTGCGAACACCGCCGGAAAAGACATCGAAGCAGCCATGGCATTCCCAGCCGCAGCTTATCAGACCGTCGGCAACGATGCGATCACGATCAGCAAAGCTCGTGCATTCCCATTCAGCTGGACTGCCGAAGAGCAATACACGGTCAACGCCGGCGCCGGAACTCTTTCCGTCGCTCAAGACCAGATCGCTCAAGCCTATCGCGCAGCAGTTAACGAGATTGAAAACGACCTCGCTGACGCAGCCGCACTTGGCGCATCCGGTGGTATCGTGCCGAACTCCTCAACTCTTTTCAGCGCAAGCCTGAAAGACGCAGCATTTGCGAAGAAGTTCCTTGATGACCGCGGCGCTCCACTCAGTGATCGTCACATGGTCCTCAACACGACTGCCTCCGCAGCAATGCGCGGCCTGACCCAGCTCACCAACGTTGGTGATTCCGGAGAAGATTCCCTGCTTCGCCAAGGAGTTCTGAACAACCTCATGGGCTTCGCTGTCCGTGAGTCTGCTCAAGTCGGATTGACTGCTACCGCTACCGGCGCAAACTACCTTGTTGACCTCACTGCTGGCTATCCAGTAGGCACCACCGTGATCCATGTTGACACCGGCACCGGCACGATCCCAGCAGGATCGCTTGTGACCATCGGCGGCAACAGCTACACAGTCGTGACTGGCTTTGCTGGAGACGGCGACGGTGACATCACCATTGCTGCACCGGGGCTCATCAAAGCGATCGCCAACAACGATCCCGTGACTGTCCTTTCCGCACAAGACGCGAACGCAGCTTTCAGCCGCAACTCAATCGTTCTTGCAACTCGCCTCCCAGCTGTGCCACTTAGCGGCAATGACCTCGCTCTTATGCGCGAAGTCATCACCGACCCACGCAGCGGACTGAGCTTCGAGCTTGCTGTCTATCCCGGGTATCGCATGGTCCACTACGAGATCGGCGTTCTCTGGGGTGCCAAGGTTATCAAGCCAGAGCACATCTGCTTGTTGACTGACTAATTCTCATTGGCGTTCATTGCATGGTCGAAAGCCGTCCTCAGAAATGGGGGCGGCTTTTTGCTTTTATTGACAAGCTGGCTTTATAGATGAGCGGAATTGATAGTTTTCTTTTGAGCGCACTTGATGAGGTCGATGCGATGCTCGGCACGGTCTTGATGACCGTCAGCGGACAGTCATTCAAGGTTGTGATCGACGACGTCACAAAATCGACAACGGGCGATGATGTAGGACTGACTGCTGAATACGATGTGATTGCCTGCGCCCAGCCGGCCGACGTGACCAATCCGAAAAGCCTCGTCAATAAGCGATGCACGCTCGACGGCTCGACCTATCGAATCAACCAAGTTAGAGTCGGCACGATTGCAATCCACTTTATTCTCACAGACATCAACAAATGAACATTCAACGCGCTCTCAAAACCATCCTGATCGACTATTTGTCGGGATACAAACCTTCCGCAGACATCGAGGTGATCGACGCAAAGCGGCTTGATTTGGCGACCCTGCCAACGATTGCAATCGAAGTGACAAACGAGGCGGCACATTCTCAGTCACTTTGGAACGTGATCGTCTGCCAAGTATCGATCCTCTACCGGGTCCACGCCGGCGATGTCGATCAATCCGACCTTGATGACCACCTCGAAGCCATCGAGCAAGCCATTCAGGATCCCAACAGCATGGTGGCGCTCGGCGACGAGTCGAGCCTTGTAATTTTCAACTGGCTTTATCAGGGATCGACGCAGGACTGGAACGATTCGATGATCGACACAGTATTTACTGCTGAATGTATCGTGACAATCAAGCCGGTAAATTCAAACTGAAATTTGACAGCCGTGCATAAGCATGGCAGCAACAGTTTACACCGCAGCATCCGCGTCTGATCTCGTTTTCGCACTTACGAACGAAACCGGCATCATCCTCACCAACTATTCTCGCAACGTCAGCCCGGTCAAGACCGAGGTCCGCGACGCTGAAAACGAAGTTGTAGCAGTCGCGTACAGCGGCATCACCGCAGCGATTACCCTTGATGGATTCATCAACGGCACGACCGAGTTTGAGGTCGCAAACCTTTTGACCCTCGCAAACGATACCAGTTCGTATGGCTTAACCGGCGGCAC